TTAAATTTTGGTGGTGATAAAACAGCTACTAACGGAACTTTTACAGTACAGTTTCCAGCCTTTTCATCCTCTGCAGCAATTATACGAATAGCATAGGAGTAACACATGGCCTTAGTAATCAATGACCGTGTAAAAGAAAGCACTACCACTACTGGAACTGGTACAGTTACTTTAGGTGGTGCAGTTCAAGGTTTTGAAACTTTTCTAGCAGGTATTGGTAACAGTAATACTACTTATTACGCTATTGTATTAAACGCTGAATTTGAAGTAGGCCTAGGTACCTTAGCATCGGATAGCTCAACATTAGCTCGTACCACAATTATATCAAGTTCTAACAGCGACAATGCTGTGGATTTTTCAGCAGGAGCTAAAGAAGTATTTTGTTGTTTACCAGCTAGTAAATCTACAGTACTAGATGCTAATAATAATTTAACATTACCTGCTAAATTTATTATGCCAGATGTTACTTCTGCTAAAATATTAGTTGCCGATGGTACAAGCTATGAAGAAGTAGCAGTAAGTGGAGATGTAACTATTGCTTCAAGTGGTGCTATAACAATTGCTAATAATGCTGTAGAACAAGCCATGATAGCCGATGATGCGGTAGGTGCAGATCAGTTAGCTGCAAATGCTGTAGTAACAGCCTCAATTGTAGATGACAATGTAACTCAAGCAAAAATGGCAGACGATGCTATAGGAGCTGACCAATTAGCTGCTAATGCTGTGGTTAACGCAAGTGTAGCGTCAGATGCTGCAATTGTTGATACTAAGTTAGCGACAATATCTACAGCAAACAAAGTAGATATAGGAGCGTTAGATATAGACGGGGCTTCAGATATAGGAGCTGCTTTAGCAGACGCTGATCTTATTATTGTTGATGATGGAGCAAATGGTACTGAGAAAAAATCTGCAATGTCTAGAGTCAAAACATATATTGCAGATGTTACCTTAACTACCGCAGCTCAAACTAATATAACCTCATTAGGCACTCTTACTACGCTTACTATAGATAGTATTATTATCAATGGCACTAATATTGGACACACCAGTGACACAGATGCAATAGCTATATCATCTGGTGGTATTGTGACTTTTTCACAACGAAGTCATCATAACAACGGTTTAACAGTCGGAGACGGTGGCAACATAGGCTCTGAATCTGATTCTGATGCTATAACTATTGGTTCTGACGGAGATGTAACTCTTACACAAGACCTAGAACTACAACACGATGGTGCGATACTATCTTTCGGTGCTAATGATGAAATAGCTTTGACTCATGTACATGATACAGGGTTACTATTAACTGATTCTGGTGGAACGCCAACATTACAATTACACGATTCAAACGAATCTTTTGCTTCTGATGGCAGTAAGATAATTATGACTTCTGGTGGTACTGCATTTAATATGCCAACTGCTGATGGAAGTGATGGACAGTTTTTAAAAACTGATGGTAGTGGAACATTAACTTTTGCCGCAGCTTCAGCTGATTCATTAGCTTGTGATAATTTAACTGTTGGTGATGCCGCAGTTACTCTATCAACATCGTCTGGGAACATTACGATCGATGCTACAGCAAACGATTCAGACATTATTTTAAAAGGTACTGATGGTGGTGCAGATATTACAATGGCAACATTTGATGGTAGTGATGCGGGTACACTTATATTGAATCATGATTTAACCCTTCCAGATACTGGCAAAGCCATCTTTGGTGCTGGTTCAGACTTACAAATACAACATGATGGTTCTGATTCGTATATTCAAAACAGCACAGGAAATTTAAAGCTACAAGGAAAATCAGGAGAAGATAGTGTTGTTATTATTCCTGATGGTGCTGTAGAAATTAGTCATAACAATGTAAAAAAATTTGAAACAACCGCTGCTGGTGCTGCAATAACAGGTAATGTAGTTCTTCCAGATAATGGCAAAGCTATCTTTGGTGCTGGTGATGATTTACAGGTTTATCATGATGGCTCTAATTCTTACATAGTAGATAGTGCAACTGGAAATTTAGCAATACAAAGTAATGGAGCTGAGATTCAACTTTCTAAAGGTCCAAGTAACTTTGAGCATATGATTCGAGCTATTGTTGATGGTGCAGTAGAACTTTACCATGACGGTACAAAAAAATTAGAAACAACTGCTGCTGGTGTTGAGGTAACAGGTACAATAACACCTAGTGGTGTAATCACAGCTAACGCTGGTGTGGTTGTAGATGAAATTACTATTGATGGTGATACAATTACAGCAACAGATGACTTTATTATTGACGCTGCAGATGATATTACATTAGACGCTGATGGTGCTGATATCTTATTTAAAGACGCTGGAACATTGATTGGCAAAATAGCTAACAACGATAACTCAAACTTTAGAATGGATTGTTCTGTGCAAGACAAAGATTTTATATTGGGTGGAAATGATGGGGGAACTATTATTTCAGCTATGGTGCTAGATATGAGTGCTGCTGGAGCTGCTACCTTTAACAATGATGTTACTGCGTTCTCTGATGAAAGATTAAAAAGAGATATAGAAACAATTCCAAACGCTTTAGATAAAGTATGTCAAATGCGTGGTGTTACATTTGAAAGAATAGATGACGAAGGTCATAAAAGTATGGGTGTTATAGCTCAAGAAGTTGAAAAAATAATACCAGAAGTTGTAAGAGAGGATAAGTCAGAAGAAAAAATTAAATCAGTTGCTTACGGCAATATGGTCGGTGTTCTTATAGAAGCAATCAAAGAATTAAAAGCTGAAGTAGAAGAATTAAAAAGTCAATTACCTCATGAACACAATGAGGGTATATTTAAAGACCTTGATAAAATTAATAGGAGCTAATTATGAGCTTTGGTATCGTTTCTTTTTCACAAGCTCCTTTTTCTACTCAACAGTTTGAAGTATTAGATGTTGCTGTAACAGGTACAGCCTTAGCTTTAAATCAAACTGCTGTAGTTCCTGTGGCGGATGCTAACGTTAGTCTTACGGGTAGTGCTTTGGCTTTTTCTATTAACAGCGTTGTTACCGTTGCTGATGCTAATATAGTTCCAACCGCAGCTGGATTGACTAGTAGTGTTGGTATAGCCAATGGTATTGGTTGGGCAACGGTCAGCACGGGCACAGGTCAAACATGGACTGCTGTTAGTACAGGTACAAGTCAAACGTGGGTTCCTGTTGATGAGGTTGAAAAGGTCGCATAACGACCTTATAATGAATATAAACATACAAAGTAGGTAATTATGGCATCAACATTTTCAAGTGATTTAAAAATCGAATTGCAAGCAACTGGAGAAAACCCTGGAACATGGGGTGATAAAACCAATAATAACTTTAATGTTATTCAACAAGCGGTAACAGGGTACGAAGAAGTTAATGTTGCCTCTAGTGATGTCACTTTAGCAATGTCAAATGCCGCAGTATCTAATGCTAGAAACATGAGTATTAAATTTACAGGAACTTTAGCAGCTAACAGAATTGTAAACATGCCCGCTTCAATAGAAAAGTTTTTTAATATTATAGATGGTACTGATCATGCAGGTTACACACTTACATTTAAAGTAACCAGTCAAACAGGTTTTTTACTGTGCGAAGGTAATCATTACATCTGCCACTCCAACGGCACTGATATTGTTAAAGATCAAGAAACTAGATATTGGCGTGTTATTGCAGCAGCCGAAACAGTACAAGCTGGAGCACAAATATTAGTTGATACTTCTGGTGCAGCCAGAACGATTACTCTACCCGCCTCACCTGCCACAGGTGATGAAGTAACTTTTATGGATTCAGAAAATACCTTTGATACTAACAATCTTACAGTTGGTAGAAACAGTTCTAATATAAATGGTGCTGGTTCTGATTTAGTAGTAGCAAACGAAAGAGCAGCATTTACATTAGTTTATTCAGGAGATAGCACAGTCGGTTGGCAATTTAAAAACAGAGATCAATCTTTATTTAGTGGTCAAGATATAGTTTTAGATGCGGATGGAGCAGATATAATTTTAAAAGATGGTGGCACCGAGTTTGGTCGTTTTACTAATAGTTCAACTGATTTTGTAATGCAATCAGCTACCAGTGATAAAGATATTATTTTTAAAGGTAATGATGGTGGTGCAGTTATAACAGCACTTACCTTAGACATGTCAGCAGCGGGTGCTGCAACCTTTAACAATGATGTTACAGCTTTTTCTGATGAAAGATTAAAATCAGACATTGAAACTATCGATAGTGCTTTAGATAAAGTTACTAATATGCGTGGCGTTACCTTTGATAGAGACGGTAGAAGAGGAACTGGTGTGATTGCTCAAGAAATGCAAAAAGTAATGCCAGAAGTAGTACATGATGAAGGCGAGTATATGTCAGTGGCTTACGGTAACTTAGTAGGTGTATTAATAGAAGCAATTAAAGAACTAGAAGCAAAAGTGGAGAAATTAGAAAATGGCAATACCTAGTGCGGGCTCATCCTTAGCTTTATCTGCGATACAAACTGAATACGGTGGTAGTAACCCTATTGGTATGAGTGAATACTATGCAGGTGGTGACAACGTGGCTTCTGGAGCTACAGGAGACGCTGGTGCTATCCCAAGTAGTGGAGCTATTGCGTTCTCTCAATTTTACGGTGGTTCAGATCGTGTAGCTATTGCACTGACTATTTCATCAACCACACAAAGTTACAACATTTTTGCAAACAGAGGGGGTTCATACTCGGCAGGTATTTCGGACGTAACCTTAACTGTACAAGCAATCGTTGGTTCTACAGGAGCTTCTGCTATTGATACAGGTAATCAGTGGACTTCAGGTGACACCGTTAAAATTATTAACAATAGCCAAATTGTTGGTCGAGGTGGAGCTGGTGGAGCTGGTGGTGGGCAAAACGCACAAGGTGCAGCTGGTACTGCTGCACAAAATGCAATTAACTTAGGCATTGCTACTACAATTCAAAACAACGGAGGTTTTATCCGTGGTGGCGGTGGTGGTGGCGGTGGTGGTAAAGGAGCTACAGCCACACAGCCTGGAGGTGGTAATAAAGGCCAAACTCCAACCACACAAAATTTCGCTGCTGGTGGCGGTGGTGGTGGAGCTGGCCAACAAGGTGGTGCGGCTGGATCTGGAACAGCAGCTGGTGGAGCAGGTAGTATAAGTGGAGCTGGTGGTGGTGGTACTGGACAAAGCCCAGCAGGTAATGGTGGAGCTGGTGGAGGCTTTGGTGCAGCAGGTTCTGGCGGAGGTAACAGTGGAGCAGCAGGTGGAGCAGCGGGTAAGGCTATAAATTTAAACGGTAATCAGGTAACATATGAAGATGGCAGTGGAAACATTCAAGGAGCAGTATCATAATGAGTAATCTAGTTTGTATGAGAGCATATATTGATAATAAAAAAGTCACTAACCGTGTGTATTTTGGTGGTAGTGATGATGATGAAGTTACAAAAATTAAAAAACAAGTTACAGACGTATTTACTTCTGAAACTTTTCCCTATGAAGTTCAGACATGGGGTGTGGATACAGACGGTAATGTATTAACTTTTCATCAATGTAGTTGTGCTCCAGATTACAAAGACAGTAGTAAGATGCAAAATAGTCTGTTGATTGATAAAGATTTTTTAAGGTATATCTATGATTTAGATACTGCAACAAAAACAATAGAAATTTTTTATAAGAAAGATCAAGCCTTACCAGTAGTTAATTTAGGTTCAGGTATAACTGTTTTGTATATAACTGATATGTGTAATTCAAATTTTGAGCTACAACAAACTCAATCTATCTATGCACAAGGGTCAAATGATGATATTTGGGCGTGGGCTGAATCATTAAAATCTGATATTGTTATGCCAATATCTAAAAGTAAATCATTAGCTCATGCGGATGATTCCTTTCAGTTTAAATTTAATAGTTCAAAAGAATTAGTATCTGTGTCTCTTTACAGTCATTTAGAAAGGTATCAAGTGTATGGGGAAGGTACTAGTCTATACATAGAATATACTGCACCTTTTGCTGATGAAATAAGTAATTTAGCTGACACTGAAATTGTTGTACCAAAAACGGACAATCACGGTAATCGTATAGCTCAAAATGTTAATAAAGCTAACATCGGTGAGTATGTAAAAGTTCCTAAAAGTGATGGAAGTGGTGGATATGATAAAGTACTTCTCAAGGATTTATAACGACTCAGGAATAGGTCCTACACACGTTACAACTAGAACTGGTCATATGACCATTAGACGCTGGGGTATATGGTGTCCTTATTTTTCAATTTTATTTTGTAAAGTACTACCTGTACAACAAGTAATGCACGACCACGAAGGTACCTT